CGCAGCAGCCTATCTATGCGCCGCGGGCAATGCGCATATTGGCTCCTACGGGGCTGTTATACCGGGGAGGTGGGGCTTATTAAAGCGATACCCAAAACATTGCTCATACACACCGTCACGCAGGCTAGAGAGGGAGAGGCAGACCGCTGGGGAAACACAGATCTTACGGATAAGCAGGAAGTAAGGCATGTTCGGATGGAGCCATCAAGCAGAATCATTCGGGACAAGAATGGCGCAGAGATCCAGCTTGCCGCAACACTCTTCTATGACTGTCGGAACAGTTGGCCCAAGAACATCCTATTTCAGACAGATGATATCATCATCTTTAATGGAATGAGGCATAAGGTGCAGACGGTGGAGCCGCTGTACGATGGGGTGCGGCTGCACCATTATGAAATGGGGCTGATCAGGCATGCCTAAGATAAGCGCGCGAGTGACGTTCCACCGCTCCCAAGCGGCGGCACTGATCAAGGCATCAAGCAATTACGGGCTGACGGCTATGGGGAATCAGGCGCTACAGGATGCCAGCCAGTATGTGCCGCAGGACCAGGGGGATCTGGAAGGGAGCGGCCTATCCAACAGCGACATGCAGGCGGCCAATGGGAAGTTCGCTCTTAAATGGGCGGAGCCGTATGCGCAGTACCTCTGGAACGGCGATGTGATGTATGGAAACCCTACAAACAGGACTTATGGGCCGAAGAAGATCTCATTCACGAGTGCCCTGGCAAGGCAGGAATGGGCCAAATACGCCAGGGAAGTGCATGGCGCGGAGTGGAAGAAGGTCTACCAGGCCGCTATGAAAAGGAGGATGCGACAGGGATGACGCCACAGACGGAATTTTTGGACCTGATATGCGATACGGCAGAGCGGAACTGCGATCTTGGAGCGGAAATATCGCTTAAGGAACTTCCCGCGGAGGGAGGCATATATGCCGAACTCGGGGAAGGGATTGGGGGCAGCCCCTACTATGACAAGAGCGCGGTACGGACGATGCCAGTTCTGTTCCTCTGCCGCGATGCGGATCAGCGCAGGGGAATGGACAGGCTCTGCCGGATATGCAACTACATGCAAGGGCTCAGGCAGTATCCGCAAGGCAGGACAGTATCCTGGCTGGACGCCCGAGTCGCAAAAGAACCCAACAAGATAAGCAGGGATGAGGACGGGGTCTATCACTTCTCCTGTATCCTCAACTGCCAGATATATTTTTAAGAAAGGAAGAAAGGAATATGGAAAAAATGAATCTGCAAATTGCTGCAGAACCCGCGCTTCCGGAGAATCCGATTACCCCGGAAATCAACTACGAGACCGAGGCCTATATCAACACGGCTCCCGGAGAGTCCGCGCCCCAGTGGGCGTCCCTTGCCAATCTTACGCAGAACATGGCGCAGTCGCTGAACGAGGTGCTGCAGCAGATCGCGTATTATGCGGACAAGGGCTGGAGCTCCACAGAGGTCACGGGCGCGCAGATGACGCTTACCCTTACAGGGGCGGTCAAGCCAAATGATGAGGCGTGCGACTATATAATGAGCGATGAGGTCATGTATGGGCTGGGAAATGCCCGCAAGACGCATCTGAAACTGCAGAAGGGCAGCAAGGTGATCATCTGGCCAGTGACGCTGGCTAACATCACGCCTGCATATGGCGACGCCACTGCGACTAATGCGCTGACGGTCACCCTGCATGGCAACGGCCGTCCGGTAATTGGGACGACAACTGGGGCATAGGGGCTGGAAATCCAGCCCCCCTTATTAGGAGGTAGAAACGATGGCATATCAGATTAAAAGAGAAAAGCAGTATTTTGCCGAAGACATCGAACTGCTTGACCAGGACGGCAGAGTCGTGCTATCCATCCATGTCGCGCTTGACCCGGATAGCGTAGTCGAGAAGATAAGCAGGAAGTATATAGACCTTGTACATATCCAGCAGTCCTTCCAGGGATTTGACGCGTCAACTAAGAATGAAGCGGAAGTGCAGGAGGCTTATGCAAGGCTTGGGAATGCGGTGATTGCCCTCCTCGAAGCCGTATTCGGAACAGCAGACACGAGACGGCTGCTTGACTACTTTGATGGTAACTATATCGAGATGATGCATCAGGTCGGGCCATGGATCGAGAACGTGGCAGTGCCGCGGATCCGGGAGATCGCGCAGAAGAACAAGCAGCAGATCATGAAATCATATGGCCGCCGGGCAAGGCGCCGGAAAAAGAGGGGATAGCCATGTTTTTGACGGAAAGGCTTGCAGACAGGGTCGAAGTATCCGGAGAAACATATCTTGTGAATCCGGCCTTTGATGTAATCCTCGATATCCAGGCGCTATACAAGGAAGAGGCGCTGACGGACAGGGACAAGATGGAGCAGGCACTGCAGATGCTTGTCGTCAGCAGGCGCAAGTTAAGGAGGCTTTCGGCGCCTAAAAAGGCGGAACTGCTTAATGCCATATATGACCAGTGCGTGAATACGCAGAAGAGGCCGCCGCAGAGGCAGAAGCTTCCAACCCTGGACTTCGAGCATGACGGGGAATACATATACGCGTCATTCCTGCTCGATTACGGCATCGACCTTCTGGAAGAGCAGGGGAGGCTTCCTTGGAAGAAATTCATCGCCCTGTTCCAGGGGCTGTCCGAGAATTCGAAGATCCGCGAGGTGATGCGGATCCGGAGCATGGACATCCCGAGATATACCGGAAAGAACGGAAGGGAGATCCAGCAGATCCAGGAACTGAAGTCCTTCTATGCGCTTCCAGTCCGCGGAGGAGGCGGGCAGGACGGGCTTGACCGTCTGTTCGGGGCGCTGGAAGGAATGGCGCAGAAGGGAGGCGGAGCGATTGGGTAGCAATACAAGCGGCGGAGATGTAGAATACATCGTACGGGCGGATGACAGCCGGGTGGAGTCCGATCTCGAGCAGGCCAACAAGAAGGTTGAGAAGGCGGTCAAGAAATCCGCGGATGAATCCATCAAGGCAGAGCAGAAGAAAACGGATGAGATTAAGAAGGAGTCCGGCAAGATAGTAGAGAATGCCGAGCTGGCAGCGGAGGATGTAGCCGATGCCTGGAAGGATGCCGGCAAGGATGCGCAGAAGGCGATGTCCGATATCGAAGTGAGGGATGTGGATATAGAAGTGACGGCAGATACCGTCGATGCGGAGGCGGATATCCACGGCCTGGAAGCGGATGACATCACGGCGAATGTCGATGCGGACACGGGCAAGGCTGAGACCGCCATCAAGAGCGTATCGCGCGATCAGAGCATAGAGATCGATACCGATGCTAATGTGGCAAGCGCAAGATCAGAGATAGAAAGCCTGGCAGATACGGCAGAAGAGGTGGGCGGCAGGATCAGCGATGCGCTGAGCAGCGGCGGGGACTCCAGCGCCCTAGGAAATATCGGAGGCGTGCTGAAGGATTCCTTTTCCGACGCGGCAACCAGCGCGGTGCCAGTGCTGGGGAAGGTAAGCGAGCTGACATCCGGGCTGTCCGGAACGCAGGTGGCAGCCCTGGGAGTAGGAGCCGCAGCCGTGGGAGCGGGAGCGATGGCCGTAGGAGCCGCGAATGACATGCAGGGCGCGATGAACGGCTTTCTGGCAGAGACGGGCAAGAGCAAGGAAGAGACGGAGCGGTACCAGTCCGTCCTAGAGGATATCTACGCCAATAACTATGGAGAGTCGTTCGAGGATATCGCAGGGGCGATGGCCCAGGTAACGAAGAACATGGGCGATATGGATGACGCGAGCCTTCAGGGAGTGTCAGAATCCGCAATAACGCTGCGCGATACGTTCGGCTATGACATCCCCGAGTCCACCAGGGCGGCAAAAGCCATGATGGATATCTTCGGGGTATCGGGCGAGGACGCGATGGGCATGATAGCCGCAGGCGCCCAGAATGGGCTGGACTACTCGGGCGAGCTGCTGGACAGCATATCGGAGTACTCCGTGCAGTTCGACAAGGTAGGGCTAGATGCGGACGACATGTTCTCAATCTTCCAGAAGGGCGCAGAGACTGGAGCGTTTAACCTTGACAAGGTTGGAGATGCGGTCAAGGAGATGTCCATCCGCGTGGTCGATGGGTCAGACACGACCCGGGAAGGGTTCGAGACTATCGGGCTTAATGCGGACGAGATGGCATCGAAGTTCGCCGCCGGCGGGGATAGCGCGAAGGAGGCATTCCAGCAGACGATCAGCGCCCTGGCTGGCATGGAGGATCCCCTTGCCCAGAATACTGCAGGCGTCGACCTGTTCGGCACGATGTGGGAAGATCTGGGGCCAGAGGCCGTTACCGCTCTTGCGGATATACAGGAAGGCGCATATGATACGGGGGATGCGATGGGGCAGATCAAGGATATCAAGTATGATGACCTGGGATCGCAGTTCGAGGAACTCAAGCGCAACGTCGAGCTTCTTCTCGTGCCGATCGGGGAGGCGCTGATCCCGCTCTTCTCAACGCTGATCGAGTCGGTCCTTCCAGTCGTGACAGAGCTGCTGGGCCCGCTCATCTCCGCATTCTCGGAACTGCTGGGCCCGGTCGTGAACTTGATATCCTCGGCTGTCCAGCCGCTGATCCAGGCATTGATCATGCTTGTGACGACGGCTATCCAGCCGCTAATGCCGGTCCTAAATGCGCTTATGGGCGTATTCCAGGCGGTATTTGACAGCATCAGCGGCACGGTGTCCAGCGTGATCGGCAATATTACTAACATCTTTCGGAATCTCATAGATTTCGTGAACAATGTATTCTCCGGGAACTGGAAGGGGGCCTGGGAAAACGTCAAGGAGATCTTTCGGAACGCGGTTGACGCGCTTGTGGGCATATTCAAGGCGCCTATCAACGCCATTGTGGATGGCTGGAACAGCCTGGCCGACAGCATAGGCAGCGTCGATGTGCCAGACTGGGTGCCTATTGCAGGGGGCAAGTCATTCAGCCTGCCAAAGATGAGCCGCCTCAAGATTGGCATGGACTATGTGCCAAATGATATGTTTCCGGCCTGGCTGGATGAGGGAGAGGCCGTGCTGACCAAGGAAGAAAACGCGCTGCTAAGATCTTATGGAGGCCTTGAGGGGATGGCAGCGATGATCGGCCGATCCGGGCGCGATAGCGTGACTGTAAACGTGCAGAGCCAGTCGGATATCAATTACGCGAAACTAGGAAATGCCGTGGCGGATGCGATGATAGCCGCAGGGGTAGGATTCAAGTGCGAGGGAGTCGTATTTGCGCGGTTGATGAAGGATATGATTGATTATGTATAGGATATATTACGAGAATAACTTCCGCGAATCCGTATGCTTCACGTCGTGGCCATACATGGTAACCGGCGGGGACATATTCGACGGAAAATGGGATGAGATTGAAAACGAGGACCATATCCAGGGATTCGAGCGCAAGATCCAGGATAAGACGCTCGATATTGAGATAAAGGCAATAGGAGCAGAGTTCCGGAAGGCCGTTGACGTGATGAATGACGTGTTCGAGAGGGATATCCTAGCCTCTAAGCCCGGAAAACTGTGGGTTGGTGACAGTTATATGTTGTGCTATATAACAGAGTCAAGCAAGGATGGGTGGGTGAGCGACATCGATATCGTCAGCGACGAGCTGAAGATCATCGCGGACTATCCCTACTGGATCAGGGAAGTGGAGTATCCCCCATTCCGCAAGGAGGCATCATCGGAAAAGAGCAGCTCTCTTGGCCTGGATTATGAATACGAGTACGAGTACGAATACTCCGGAGATCAGAGCGTCCAGTATCTTGTCAATGACCATTATACGGACAGCGGCTTTCGGCTGATCATTACCGGTCCATGCATTAATCCCGCGATCAGGATCGCCGGGCATCTCTACGAGCTGAGAACGACCCTGTACGATGACGAGTATGCGGTAATAGACTCCAGCACAAGATATACGCAGGATAGGTCTGTATACAAGGTTCAGAAGGATGGGACAAAAGTAGACCTGTTCAATGCGCGGAACAAGGACAGCGAGATATGGCAGAAGATCCCGCCGGGAAAGAGCACGGTTACCTGGAACGGGAACTTCCGCTTCGACATCACCCTGTTTAACGAAAGGGGGGCGCCAAGATGGACTTTATAGCCTCCGATATTTACGGGAATGAGAACGGGTACCTGCGACACAGCGGCATAGATGTCAATGTCGGCACGGAGAATACCTTTGAGATCAAGATACAGAACAAGTATTTTGACAAGGCAAGGCATTGGTACCGGTGCAGGGTCTATGCTCCGGGGACGGAATATGGCGGCATCGTGCGCGCGGTTAACCCGATTACGGAAGACGGGATTATCAAGATCAAGGGGCCGACTTGGAGGGGACTGCTAAATAAGAAGGCAATCTATCCGGAGAAAAACGATTACCTCGTATTGTCCGGAGAGGCGAACGCCGTGCTTGCAGGGCTGGTAAGGAAACTTGGACTGTCAGAGGTCTTTTCCGTTTCGACGGAGCACAGCGGGGTGTACCTGGACTATGTCGTCCCGCTGCAGTCCATGCTGCTTGATGCGATTACGCGAGCCCTTGAGGCGCAGGGAGCCCGACTCGATATCAAGTACTTTTCAGGGGAGACGCTTGGCAGAGGATACGCCATGCTGAGCGCTAAGCCTATACAGGACCTGTCCGAGACTATAGAGATAAGCGAGGACGGAAATGTCAAACTGAATATCCTGGACTATCAGGATGGCACAAACCACCTGATATGCCTAGGAAAGGGGGAACTGGCATCAAGGCAGCGGATAGACCTGTATGCCTGGCCAGACGGGACAATCCGGAAGCAGCAGTATTATACGGGCATGGAGGAGAATGTCGAGTATTATGAGAATACGAGCGTAGAGACTCTTGCCGAACTGGAAGAGGAGGCAAGGGAGAAGTTCGAGGATAAGAAGAACTATAAGCAGCTGAAGATATCCGTATCGGGACTGGATCTCGAACTGGGCGATATCGTAGGAGGCAGGGAACGCATTACCGGAATAACGATGGCAAGCCCGGTAGTCAGGAAGATACTGACAGTTACGGGGAAGGGCCGGGAATCAATAGACTATAAGCTTAAGGGAGATGATTAGATGATTGACAGCGAAGTATTGGAGGTACGAGTAGGAGACGTCCATGTGACGCCGGAGCAGGTAGCAGACGCGAACATTGGCACGTTCGGGCCGGAGGACTATGTGCTCAGCACTGGCCGGAAATTGGAGGCGCAGGTGGTTACTAATAACTCCGTGCGTGTATTTGACGGCGTAATGGTGTATGGCGGCATCCGGGATGTCATATCCGTTAACAAGTATTACGACATCCAGATTGACAATGGCGCGCAGGGCATGAACCGTAATGACATAATCGTAAGGCATTTCGCGATCACGGACGAGGTGACTAAGCGGGGCGGGGCGGCTTTCCGGGTTATCAAGGGCACGCCATCAGAGGGAGAGCCAGTGGATCCAGAGATAGATGCCACGGATCTGCGTGCCGGGGCATTAACACACGATATGGTTTTACACAGAGTAAGGATTGAAGGGCTCAATATCGTTGCCGTAGAGCCTATGTATGATGTCTTGTACAATGCGGCCGAATTGAAGGATGAGGTTGATGAACTAAATAGAAATTTTAAAGAATCCGTGTATGCGGATGGCTACATGGTTGTTGATATAGGTGCATTGCCAAACAACTCAACAAAATCAGTCCCTACAAATATTCCGTCTGCATCTGAATACTGGATATCAGATGCCTGGTGCAAAAGCAGGACAACAGGGCAAGTCAGCCCTATGCCATACATAGATGCAAGTACGTGGAGTAATGCGATCGGAATTACTATATCAGCCAGTAAAAATATTGTCGTGACCACAAAAGCAGACTGGTCAGCGTATTCTGGCAAGGCTGTAATAGCCTATAAACTATAGATTGGTATAATATGTAAAATTCACAGCAGCGTAGGTAACCGCATTAGTTACTGCAATTGCACAGGTGGTTCCTTGGACTGTACCGAAACCATACCCAGACAGGGTAAGATTATTTGACAATCCGATTGCCGTGAATCTTGTGACATCTATCGCCGTGTATGGGAAATCAAATGACGTACTTGTACCATTAATTAGTACAAGCCCCTGGACAGTTACCCTGCGCCCCTCACGATATACCTTAAGATTCGACGATATGTCTGTTTTGACATATGCCAATTTTCTATTTAGTTAACAACGCAACTCGTAAACCAAGAGCCATACATGCTCTATTTTTAATGCTGCGCTTTCGCAGCGGAAAGGAGAAGCCTTGAAAATTATATTCAACGATGGTACGGAACTTCAAATTCAGCAGGCGCAAGTTGTTGAAGGGGCCCTTCGCATCAAGACAATCTCAACTACACAGGATCAACTTCGAGAGATGTTTTCGGATGTTGTGAAAACTAAGAAGATTACAGTAGAAGAACGCGGACAGATAATTGGAGAACCGTATGAGAATTACACGCAGTTTGAAGGAATAACCGTGTATAATGCTGGGATTCTGGAGCCGTTTCTGTATAAGGAAGGAGAAACGCCGGCGGAGAGGATGGACGCTGCGGAAGCGGCAGTAATGCGGACACAGTCAGACATGCAGATGGCAGTGGCAGAGCTTACAATGGTGATCGCCGCACTCACAGGTGGAATGGGAGGTGACGGCAATGTTTAACGAGAACAGCATCATCGTAAAAACGTGGGTGAACCTTGTTGAAAATGGGACATATAACCGCGAGGAGGTTCCGAAGCTTAGTAACTTGCAGACAGTAGTATACGGCATCTTAGATGCAGAGGAAGGAGCGTAATTATGGTATTTACAAAAAATAGTATGTTGGTTAAGACATGGGTAAGCCTGGTACTTGCAGGGGCTTATACAAAGGATCAGGTACCGCGGCTTTTCAACCTCAAAACAGTTGTGGGCGAAATTGTGGACGGTCTTATCGGAGAGTAGGAGAGAGACAGATGCTGGAGTTTATTGTAAAATATTGGCTGGAGTTTTTCTTTTCCGGCGTTTTAGCATTGCTTGGCGCCGGGTACAGAAAACTCAATTTAAAATTGAAAGAGCAGGGAAAAATGAAAGAAGGAATTCTTGCGATTCTGCACGACAGGCTGTATCAGGTCTGCCGTTTTTATATCCATCAAGGATGGATAGACGTGGAATCTATGAAAAATGTAGAGTAC